CGGTGACTACTACGATGATGACATAGATAAACCTGAATACAAAAGTCTTTACGATATAGTCGAGAGTGATAAACATTATAAAAATATATCACCTTCAATTAGATCGATGTTAAGAGCTATCTATCCAACACTTAAAATTAAAAAAGATTCTTTTGTCTTGAGGAATTTAAATGGAACAGAAACAAAGACTTACATGTGGAATAGAGAATGGAAAGAGGAGGTAGCATGAGTAAGTTTGATTCGTGGGTCTTGGACCAACAAGAAAAGTCTATAGAAGAAGCTGCAGATCGCTTGAAAGAAGAAGAAGGATTAAAAACTTTCAAGGTAATTGAGCGCTACATCAAGGAAGATACCTGGATTGTTAACGCAATCAACAAAGAAGAAGCGACGGACATTGCTATGTCCGTTGACCCAGATACATCAGAAGTAATTGAAGTTACAAGCACAACAACTGAACCATTGGAGGACAAATGACAAATCTTAAAGAGTTAGAAGAATATTATTACCCTATTTATTGGATGATAAAAGATAATGACATTGAAATTAAAGACAGATATGGCGCAATAATTCCAAAAACTTGTAAAATTCATGCATTAGAAAAAAGTTTTATTGAAGAACAAATACAAAGTAAATTAAAATTTAGTGGGGAGATTATCTGTATATGATAACGAATATTTTACTAGGGCTAATACTTTTAGTCCTAGTTTTCATAGGATTCATGGTCTTTGCTTTAGGTAGAATTGTTGATAGTCATGTCAACAAAAAATAGAGAAGCAGGCGTATATAGAGTTCAAATAAATGAATCTCTCCCAGCTCATTTGTTTGAGAGTGAAATAGAAAAATATAGGGATGTTTGGTTTAGCGTGTTAGCTTCTTACAAAAATAGTAATGTTCTTAAAAATGTCCGTGTTCCCATATCTCGAGACGCAGATTCGGTAGACATTAACTTTCTTCGAAACTACATCGCTAAAAAAATAAAGATTAAAGCTAATTATATTTTATTTACAGCAGAGGTTGTTGAAGTGTTACTTTTACATAACATTACGGTAAGGAATGACTACAAAATTTAGAACTGTACCCGTATCACTCAAAACTGCGAACGATTTTATTACCGAACATCACAGACACAATAAAAAAGTAACAGGTCACAAGTTTAGTATAGGAATCATGGGCCGTGAGTCATTAATCGGTGTCGCTATTTGTGGTAGACCAGTAGCAAGACTCTTGGATGATGGGGGAACGCTCGAGGTATTACGAGTTTGTATCAAAGATCCATCACCAAAAAACGCTTGTTCTTATCTCTATGCCAGATGTGAAAAAATATGGAGGGCCATGGGCGGTGAACGATTAATCACCTATACCTTGGAAACAGAGCCAGGTAGCAGCTTACGAGCTGTCAACTGGAAAGTAACAGGACAAACAAGACTTAGAAAAGCAACAAGTAATTGGAATACAAGAAACAAAAAGCACCGAGGATACACAGAAAATAGAAGAGATCAGAAGGCATATCAATTTAAAAAGAATCGGTGGGAAAAAATTTTAGTCGAAGAACCATTTAGGATCTTCTACAATAGGCTTGAGGATCTTGCGTAAAGCATCTCTTCCTTCTTCACAGATGGTCAACCATTCTTCTACAGTGTAAGTGCGATTGTATTTCGGATTCCAAAATTCAACAGCAAGATTATTACATTTAAAACACCTGGAGATTCTACTCACAGGACTATTAGGCAATCTGATACTCATAAGCAGCCTTTAATATTTGGCCGCATGGTATCAAAAAGGCGGTTCTCCGTCAAACACTATCGTGGGATTGCTTTGGATGAATTTTGTAGTTTTTAAATCCTTCTGGGTCAAGCGGTGGTCCGTGGTATATGCACGGATTTCCATCTCCGTCATCCCAGCTCTGACTAAAGTATTCATCCTCCTCAATTTCGCCTTGCGAGTTACATATTTCGCATTGATGTATGGATTCTTCTGCTTCAAATTTAAGCCTTATATACCCGTTCCCCTTGCAATTCGAACAAATGATCTTGCCCATATCTGCTCCTTATAATAGATTCAACACGATGTAAACGCATTCTTACTGCAACTTCTTTCGTGGTCCGTGGATCACGAAGGGCTGAAGCTCGAAGCTTATTGTATTCTATCTCTAAGAAAGTCTTTAAACTTTTTTTCTTCACCATTTGCTTTTACGATCTTTAATTGATTCTTTTTTAATTGATTCGAAAGATCACGCAACAAGTAATCCATCGCTTTTCTAGATGCTCGTCCCCAAAATAATTCTTTACCCACGATAACACCAAGAAAGAATACCA